TCATAAGAAGTAAACATTATCTTTCCGTTTGCATCGGTAACGTAAATGCCATAGTCGGATTTACCGTCCTCGCCTATCTGGACACGCACGGTATTTTTTTTATCCTTTATCTGTATTGTGTTTCCGACTATCTGCAATTTTCCGCTGCTTGATTTTATCGTAAAATCATCGGTTTCGATGGTCTTTGACCGGAAGTTTGCGGCTGTAAGGTCCTTTATCAGCGCAGTCGCTATTTCCGCATTTTCGGCAGTCAGCTTTATAGATGTCAGTTCACCCGTGCCGGCTTTGCCCGACAGCAGAACATCTATGTTTGCAACATCGGATTTCAGTGATTTAAGCGTTGCCGTATCGGCCACAAGCTCATCTATATCCGCTTTCTTTGCATACAGCTGTTCAACATCTGCTTTCTTAGCCGTCAGATTGTCAATCGTGGCTATCTGTGCGGAAAGCTCGGTAATATCAGCCTTTGCGGCATAGACGTTTTCGAGGTTTGCAATCTGTGCATTAAGCTCTGCAATATCCGCTTTTTCGAGTAATGCTTGTTTTACGCTGATTATATCTGCGGTTATTCGTTCCGCCTGCTTCTGCGCAGGCGACTTATAGCTTTCGCTGTCCGCAGACTGTTCTTCAGCCGGTGCTTCTATTGTCATAGACAGGCCGCCGTTATATCCCACGGAAATAGTAGCGGCAGGAATTTTCACAGTTTCTCCGCCGTAGGTTATGCTCACCATATCCCACGCATCTATCAGCATATTGCCAAGCCTTAACGGGATTTCACCCGTGCGGTATTTAAATCCGTTTAATGACTTCTGCACCGTGTTCAGCTGATTTTGAGTCATAAACAGGCAGTCGTATGTTATCGCAGTGCCTGTGCCGGCTGTAAAATCTCCGCACACCACACGTCCGACTGTAATATCGTCGGTAGCAACTGTGGGTGTGTCATAGCAGTTTTCGGACAATTGCACCGTAGTGTCAAACCACTTGAACGCTATCTTGCCGGTACGGTCACAAACGGCGAATTTGCCGTACAGCCCTGCGATATATCCGATTATTTCACGGCAGGTATAGCCCTCCGGCTTGTCCTTTATCGTTACCGCCGTAAGCCCCGAAGCATTAAAGGCAACGCCGCACTTTGTCGCTATCTCAGACAGCATTTTCAGCGTTGTGGACGGGTATGCAAGGCTTGAAAAATAGCCTTTTTCCGTCTTTGCCATGTTATCCTCAAGCGTTACCGACAACCGTTCTCCGCTTTTCTCGATTTTCTTTACCGTAAGCACTCCCTGCGGGGCGTATTCGCCGTTCACGCCAAAATACAACGTGCAAGCGCTTCCCTTCCTGACCGTCGCAGGAAGTGCCGACGTCTCAACTTTAGCATTTGCTATGACAGTTCCGCCCGGCACTATGCTCTCACTGCACGATCCGCCCGAATAGCTTACGCTGAACAGATCGTTCACCGTTACATTATTACCGAAATCCAGCTTGCAGCAGTAGACAGGCTCAGCACCATTAACGGCTGACAGAAAATCATCCGAAACATTTGTATACAAGCTATCACCTACCTTTCTATCAGATTTATTGACACACTCTTATAATAATAGCCGCTTCCTGCGTACAGCTTACCTGTGGCGGTGAGATCTGTACTGTATGCGGTTATCTCCTTATATTCGCCGTCATAGTCGAATTTTACGGCAAAATAATCGGGCTTATTCTCAAACAGATTACGCAGGCTCTTCACCTGCGCTTCTGTGAGAAAAGACCATTTAAGCTCTATCTTGTATTTCCAGCAAAGTATGCTTCCGACGGTTGTTCCTGCGGCATTTCTGCCGGTGTTTGGTTCCCACGTCTTGCATCGTGTGGCATTATAGCCGTCAATATCGGGCGGCGGGAGTAGAACACCCTTAACCCATATCAGATTTTTAGCCAAGCGCATTTACCCCCGTTCTGTAGGTGTTCTCTTTGTTCAGCTGTACTATCAGTCTGTAAAGCGTTTTACCGTCAACCTCACCCTTAGCAATAATGTTAAGACCTTTCAGAAACTCCAGTATCTCACGAAGCAGAAGTACGACTTCCGTCATATCTCCGCCTGAGCCGATGATGTCCTTGAGCTTTGACAGAGGCGCAATTACCTCCGGGTCTGTTCCTGCATTACGGTTATCACCGACCATTGCAAGCGTAGGCGCATACGCAAGACCGCCCTTTGCGAGTTTAGGTATCAGCGGAGGATTTTCAGGCATTGAGAAATGCCAGTCCTGACCGAGTATATCACCTATAACACCTGCAACGCCGCCTACGGCGTCAACAAGCCCTTTGACCGCATTATAGATACCTGTCCAGAGCATATTAATACCGTCGATTATCAGATTAACAGTGCTTTTTATTACACCCCATATACCGTCCCACACTGCTTTTACGGTGTCCTTTATTCCGTTCCAAGCCTTATCCCAGTCGCCCGAGAATACGCCCGTTATAAAGTCCAGTAATCCGCCGAAAGTGTCAAGCGCAGTGCCGACAACAGTACCGATATAACTGAACACTGTATCAAACACGTTTTTTATCGCATTCAGCACATTTGATATAAGCGGTCCCATTGTTTTTACTATCCAGTCCACGCACGGTTTAAGGAAATTTACCCATACTGTGTTTATACACTGAATAATTTTCGATATAACTGCGGCTGTTTTTTCGTATATGGGCTTGATAGCACTATCCCACATAGATTTCAGACTATCGCATACCCATTTCACAACAGGCTGTATCAGGCTTTCGTAGACTTTCATCACCGTATCGCCGACTGATGTGACAAGTGACTTTATCGCTTCCATAGTAGGCTTGCCGTACTTGTCCCATACCTTTGCAGACGAATCCCACAGTTTCGACCATATATCTTGCAGAGTTTCCAGCACAGGCATAATACCGGTAGTAAACACCTTATCGAACAACGGCTTTATCGTATTGAAAGTCGTCGTCATCACGTCTGCCATTGCCGTCCACTGGTCAGTCAGCAGAGGAAGTACGGTTGTTGTCATTTTCTCCAACGTTGGGAAGATCACGTTATCCCACATCTGACCGAAAACAAGATTAAAGGTATCACCCAGTCCGCTTGCGACTGTGCCGACATATTGAAATGCGGTTTGCAATGCAGGTGTCAGATTGTTTACGATGTAGTTCTTGAACGGCTCGGCAAGAGTTGCCATATCACTCCAGGCCTTGCTCATATTATCCTTGAAGCCCTCTATAACGGGTGCGAATTTTTTGCCTATCTCCGCAAATATCGGAGCAAAATTTGTGTCGAAATACTTTTTGACGTTTGCAAACTGCTTTTTCAGCAGAGCAAACCCCTTTTTAATCTGCTCACGAATCTTATTTCCGATACCCTCGGCTGTCTTATCGCCCTCGCTGTCAAGTTCTGCAAGGTTTGAAGCATTGCTGTCACTGCTGTTATCAGAAGCAACATTCATTTCATCGAAGCTTGCAAGAAAGCGGCTGTTTTCCTTAGCCTTTTTTCCGACGGCTTCGACCTTTTTTGCCGCTTCAAGCGACTTTTTATACGTTGTGCCAAACAGCCCCGAAATAAAGCTCGCTATAGCTTTGGTTGCTGTGGCAAGTCCGGATGCCAATGTATTAAGCGCAGGCATGATAGCGTTTACTATAGGCGTAAACGCAACCTGAAGATTGCCCTTTATTTGCTTTACACTTGCGTCAAACTCCTTGTTTGCACTCGTGGCATTTTCAATAACGGTTCTTACGCCACGAAATACGGCATAAAGCCCTGCCATAAGGAAAGTAGACTTCAAAGCGGATTTCACACTTTTCCCTATTTCTCCGAGAGCCTTTCCGAAGCCGTTCGCAGATGTTCTTGCTTTTCCGAACGACCTTTGAGCGGTTGTACCTATCTTTTTAACAGGCTTGATAACGGAATTGTTTACCGAGCTTTCAACCTTTTTTGCCGAGCTGTTTACATTGTCCACAAGCTTATCAACCTTCGCCGCAGTTTTATCAATTGCGGGAGAAGGCTCAGCCGCTTTATCTATCTTGGCTTTAGTAGCTTCGGACTGCTGTTGCAGTTTCAGCATACTTGTTTCAACGGCGTTTATTTTTTCTATTACGGCATTGCCCTTTTCGCCTGCCATGTCTTTATCAGACAATGCCGCCATTTCTCTGTTAAGCTGTTTCCACTTCTCCTGTGCAAGCTCTATTTTTTCGTTAGTCAGCTCAAGACTTTTGTTCAGACGGTCGATAGGTTCGGAAGGAATTTCAAAACTGCCGACATCAATTTTGGGGAGCTCCTCTTTTTCTTTGGACTTCTTCTTATCGCTTTTCGGCTGATAGTTGTTCACGAAATCCATAGCTTCTTTGCTATAACCGGGTCCGAACTCATACTTGTTATTTATCGCTTTGCCAAGGCTTTCTGCTTCCTTTTCCGCTTCCTTTACAGGCTCAACAAGCGCCTTTTCCAGCGTTTCGGAAGCCTTTTCGGCACTTTCGGATATAGAGCTTTCAAGCGTCTTTCCTACCTCTTCGGCGGGCTTTTCGACCTTCTGCACAGCCTTTTCAACGCTCTGTGTCACGGTCTTTTCTACAGCCTTGCCGACTTTCTCAACAGGCTTTACAGCCTTATCGGCGGCTTTTTCCACACTGTCGGTAAGTGCCTTTTCAGCGGTTTCACCGACCTTATCCCACTGCGACTGTATGCTTTTCTGTAAAGCCGAAAGCTGTTTGTCAAGCTCTGCGTCTATTATCAGCGACAGGCTGATAGTGCCTACTGACGCACCGTTTCCGTCAGCCATTTACTCACCTCCCCCGAATGCCTTTTTTATCATCATTTCAAGAGCCGTTATATCGCTCTGTATCTGTTTTGGAGTTTTCTCCGCAAGCTGTTTCTTCGCTCTGAATGCCGCCCACTCCCGCCGTATGCGATTTTCATACGGCGAAAAGTGTTTGAGCATCTCCTTGTTATCCTCGCTTCGTATCCGCACTGTCTGACCGAGCGGAGTATCATTCATAATGCCGGATACAAGGCTCAGCCAGTCGGAATAGTGCAGATTGTCCTGCTCTGACGGCAGTATGTGATACTGTTTTGCTATCGACTGCCGTATCAGCTCACGGTCATACTCGATGTCGTACCAGACTTCATTACTCGTGAAATCGCTCGGTATCTTCCTGTCCCGTCATAGCGGAAATAACTATCTCAGACAGCTTCTGATATGCCGCCCACGGCATATTCATTTCGCTTATCTCCTTAGCGGCGGCAGGCTCGAACGCCAGCTTGAACATCTCGTCAATCTTTTCAATGTCCTTCTTATCGCCGTTATTGTAAAGTGCCATTACCTTCTTGACCGTCTTTTCACGATCGTCTACCTTGTAGACCTTTTCTCCGATGCGTATTTCGGGAACGCCTGCGAGTAACTTTTCATCAAGTGTGTACATCTTAGCCATTGTATTTATCTCCTTACTTTGCGTCTGTAAATGTGGGCTTGCCGTCCGACATGATGTCAAACGCAAGAGGTGCTACCGCTGTGGAATCGCCCGATTCCCACTCCGTCACGTTTATGACGCACGGTATTGTCAGCGTTGCGCCGCTGGGGAACGTCCACACTACAGTTGTGTGGCTGTCTGCGCCTGTTTTGAGTGCAAGTCCTGCAACATAATCGTTGCCTGCATCACCGATGTTTCTCTTGCCGGATACGCTGACGGTCAGTGCCTTACCTGTTACAAGTCTTCTTGTCCAGCCTTCCTGATCGAACGGCTTCCACTCCTCTACATTGCCGTCAATGGATACCGAAAAGCTCTCCATATCGGCAATAGTTACAAGATTCTCGGCTGTCGCACCTGTTCCGCCTGTCTTGTCAATCTTGAACTGATTTTCA